GCGTTGCAACTGCAGAAGCTGAAGAAATCAAAGCTAAATTGGAAGAAGCTGGAGCTTCAGTTACTCTTAAATAATAGAGCAACTACATTAGTAGCTTAAAAACATGATTAAACCGCTATTCTTAGGACTAGCGGTTTTTCTTTTTGTTTAAAAAGGGGCAAAAAAGGGGCAAAACTATTTATAAATTTTATCTAGTACATCAACAACTTTCGACTTGATGTTCTTGGTTACGTGAGTATAGATTTCCATTGTGGTCTTTCCGTTATCTTTATGCCCAACTCTTTGAGTGATGGCTTTTAAAGGGATGTTATTTTCAGCAAGTGTACTGATTAGTGTATGGCGTAGTATATGTGGGTGAAGTGGTTTGTTGATTGGCTTCTTTAGAGTAGCATTGGCGTTTTTCATGAGCTTGCCGATACTTGATTTATGAATGGGAATTCCATTAGCTGATACAAATATAAATCCCATATCTTTATAGTCCGGATTGGTACTCTTTCTTATTTTATGTAGCTCAATAAATTCTTCAATAATCTCTATTTCTTTTTTTGTCAAGTCAACTACCCTTATAGATGATAAAGTTTTGGGTGTAGTTTTAATCCCTTCAGAACCTTTGCGGGTTGGATCTAAAGTGCCATTGATAGTGATAGTGCGATTTTCTCTATCGTAATTCTCGAATTTCAGCGCGCCAGCTTCCCCAACACGGCAACCATTCAGTGCCATAAATTCAGCCATACGGGCTACGTGATAGCCCCGATTATAGCTTTTCATAGCTTTTAAAAGCCTTTTTAATTCGCTTTGCTCAAGGAACTTATCTTCAATCTTTTCCATATTTTCATATGCGACAACCTTTTTAGGAAGTCTCACACGCTGGATAGGATTGCTATCTACCAGTTCCATATCAAGCGCATATTTAAAGACCATGCTTAGTACTGACTTTTGCTTTTTGAGTTTGATATGATTTTCTTCCGAGTCAGTAAAGTACTGTTGGGTGTACTTCGCAGTGATATTTTTTATTTTCACGTCAGGCGCAAAAGTATCTTTTACTTCATCTACAGCATAGACCATGGTCTTTATGGTAGAAGGTTTGATTGACTTTTTGTGAAGTTCCCACCAATCACTAAGTACGTCTGTAAAAAGCATATCTGTAGTAGTAAGACTTTGTAGTTTTTCTGCTATCTTCTCATCCAGTTGTTTTTGAGCTTCTTTTTTTGCCCTGCTTGATCCAGAGTCAAGGGTTACAGACACTCTTTTCCATTTCTCGGTATAAGGGTCTTTGTAGCGCTCAAAAAATTTGTATTTTCCGTTAGAAAGTTCTTCCATCCACATTGATTTTTACCTCATTTCTTGATAAAATGGGTATAAGAAAATGACCTTTTGAATGGTTTTTTCTTATAATGCTAATCCTCACGCTCAGACTCGCCAAAGTTTGAGAGCGTGGGGATTTTTTAATAGTGTAACCAGATAATGTCTTCAGGATGATTACCAAAATCTTTATCGTGACTGACGATTTTAATTCTCCCTTTGGTCATCTTAGTATAGAGAAGGGCGTTGTAGTCTTTCATTTGATGGTAATCATTCAAACTTTTGCGAATATGCCAAAGTTTAATTGGTAAAATCTTACTATACTTTAAAAGGTCGTATTTTACGCTATCGCAAGCTATTTGATAATTGTCCAAATAGTCTTCAGTTTGTTGATAATCACGTTTGAATTTAAATCTATTCTTAGTCAATCCATTATCTCTTACATAATTTTCATAAGCTGTTCTACAAATAACATTGATATACTCTGAAATGATTTGTGAGTTTATGAACAGCTTGCAATTTTTAATCTGGGCTTCGTCTAAGAAATTTTGATAACCAAAGTCGTTGGTCGAAAAAGGTGAGAAAAGATATATCCAAACATTTGTATCAACTATAAAACTTTCACCTGGGCTTAAGGTATAAGTGTTCAAATCTTTTTCAATAGCCATCCTGCATTACCTCGTCTTGCAGATCAGCTAATTCTTGTCTTTTTTCTTTGCTATTAGTTAGAACGAGACCAATCTTTTGTAAATGAGAATTACTGACTGATGATTTTTTTATCTTTACTAACTTTGTTAGTTGATCTGTTGGTTTTAAGTCATAAAGCTGGCCAATTGCGAGATTCAGAAAAGCTGTGGTCAGTGTTTCAATTCCTGTGAAATCTAGTGTTACTGGTTCATCTTTTTCAACGTATTCTTTAATTTTCTGGAAAACAATTTCTCCAGTGTCAGATAGGATAGCTGATTTATTATTGATAATCTTAGCGATATTTAGTGTTGTCATGTTTGCTCCTTTATATAAACCATTCTTCTAGTAGTCCTGATAAATCTATTGTATCAGAAAGGGAAGGGGTTTGACAATCATCAAGAAAAATAGTGATGATAGCAAGTGTTCCAGAGATGTTAAACGGGAACTCCAAATAGGTGATATAACCAGTTTTATCGATGTGATAATATCCGTTATTCGATACTATTTTAATCTCGCCTTTTCCATGAAGTTTTTTCTTTAGTAAGTATAATCCAACTCCGCTGTCAAAATTTTCTTTTGTAGATGTTCCTTTATCAAAAGCCCACTCAAAGTAATCCACTGAGTTAGAAAAAGAATGTCCTTTATTTTGGATATTTTCTATCATTCCAATACCGTTGTCGGATATAGCAAAAGATATGGTTCCCTTTTTGCTATCTATAGGTTTACGAGGGTAGTGTTGGCCGCACATATAGAGCGCGTCTGAATGAGAATGATCTCGAACATTATGGATGATTTCGAACAAGGCTTCTTTGATCTCGCCTAAAAAATCCTCAGAGGTTTTAGTCCGAATCTGCCTTAACAACTCATCATCTATATATTCGTCAATTTCTTCGATATTTTCTATATTTGTTCTAAAAAATGGAATGGTGGTGTTATAGGTATCATCTAACTCATATTTTAGACCAAAATGTTTTAAAAATCCATTTTTTAAAAGGATTTCCTTTGATTTTAAGGAAAGATTATCTAATAAAGCATATACGATTGCTCCTCTAGCATTAACTTCGCTAAAAATCATCCCTAAAAAAACAGTCATTTCAGCATTTATCCAGCGGATATTTTCAAAGTTAAAAACGACACTATCTTTTTCTTCTAGAACTGGAAGAATATTCTCTATTTGTTGATAGAGTCCAAGTAGAATAGGATATTCGTTATTCAGAGTCCGTGGTAAAAAAATTTCATATTCAGCCATATTCACACTCCAAATCTTATCCCCTATATAAATCCACGACTTCGCCGATAATTCGGAAGTCTGTGTCTGGTGTGATTGGCATATCTTTGTAATCAGGGTTCAAGCTATGCAGGTAGGCTTGTTCTTCATCAATAACAAGTTGCTTGATATATGCTTCTCCATTGTAGTTGAACACTCCGATAACACCGTCATTCAAGTCCACGCTGGTCTGAATGAATACCAGGTCTCCATCTTGATAATTAGGCTCCATAGAGTCCCCTTTGATTGGGATAACAAAGTCAGCATCGACATCTACTGGCAACTCAATCCGTTCCACTCGTACATCGTTCAAATACTGCCCTGTACCAGCAGAAGCAGCGTGGTCGTAGTAGTCGTAGCTATATAGCTGAATGATCTCCGATACTTCGTTTGGTTGAGTTTCGTTGTCTGCCTTTTGACTCTCCAGAAGCTCCTCAGACGTCCGTAACACTATTTTTTTATTCGGAGTGGTTAATTGTACTACCTTATCAGTTATCTGCTGTGTGAGTAAATCTGGAGCGTTTTGGAGGGACGAAATGTATTCGTCTTTAAAAGTAGTATCTATATCTGATTTTTTTATCTTAAAGTAGTCAGCTAATTTTTGAATAATTCCAAAAGAAGGAGCGCTGCGAAGATTTATATAATCAGATAGAGTACTCGGTTTTATTCCAATAGCTTCGGCTAATTGTTTTTGAGTGATTCCCGCTTCTTTTCTATATTTTGTTATATTTTCAGCAATAAGCTTCATTCTTTCAGTATTATCCAAGACACAAGTCCTCCTTTTCTCATTCTCATTATATATCATTTTCGATAGATAAACAATCAAAAATACGAAAAAATCCTACTTTTTTGAGAAAAACTATTGACAATACGAAAAAAACGTATTATAATTAAATCAAGCTTAAGGAAATAACAAAAACAAAGCAGAGGAAAACATCATGAATAAAGAACTTACAACACAAGAACAAATCGCACTAGCAAAAGAAATCTTACAAGTCAAGAATCGCAGAGAACGCTCATTGAAACTTGGAGAAATCCTAGATCGTGAAAAGTTATCAGTAGATGATATGTACGCATTGTACAATACATTGCTAACAACAATCAGAGTTTACGGCGATGTCATCGGATTTGATGACAAAGATTTTCAAGAAATGGCTCTTACAATCTTAGTTCTTGAAAAGGTTGAAGAAGCGAAAGAAACTAGGGTAGCGTAGAGGGGCGCGATTCCCCTCCTAGTTATTGCTCGTAGAGCGAAAAAAAGAGAAAGGAGCAGAAAGATGAATGAACTAGAAAAAACAGCCCTCAATGAAGTATTGAGGACGGTTAGACTTATAAATCAAAAAGTTGCTGAGGTTGTTGAACTTCAAAGTCAGCAAGAATTAGCTATTACTTATCTTCGGGGAGTAATGGATGGTTCTGGGCCTGATTGATCCTCTCTTGAGCTTGTTGAATAATTGACTGATAGTCAATTTTTGATGGTTTAAGATCAAAATCATGCGTGTTCACGAGAGAAGGATAAAACTGTTGGTTTTCTAACAGATTTAGTATCTTGTTTAGCTTTTTGGTCAAATTGTCATTGAGATCGTCAAGTGTAAGATTTCTTTCAGCACGATTCTCAGGCATTTCAAAGTTTTTAAAACTTTGTATTTTAGCTTTTAAATTCTCTTTAGATTCTTCGATTTTTGCTACATCCGTATCATAGAAAACGGTACGAGTCGTCATAACATCAAAAGGAAGTCTTTCTCCTACTTTTATGATTGGGACAAGAGGCAGTTCAAGCGCCTGTCTGAAACCTAACTCGTAGAATGCATTGGGATTATGGTCTGTCATATCTGCTATAACCATAGGAGCAGTTTTAAGGTAATTGATAATTGTAGCGTTGATGTTATCTACCGCATTTACGTGGTCAACACGTACAGGCTTATAACCAAGGTCTTCACAAACAGGGGCGATAAGATACTTATATACATTGTCAGCTCGCTCTCTGGTAGGTGTTCCAGATTCACCAATGGCAGTTACGATAAAACAAATTTTTTCAGTCATGTTTTCTCCAATCGTTTTATTTTGATTATACCATATTTGAAAGGGGGTGAGGGGGAAGTCTTGAGTAATAAAAAGTCTTAACCTACTTTACACTAGGTCAAGACCTGCATACTTTGATAAGGTTTCACAGTCGGTGTAAAGCGACTGGTTGAAACTTCGCTGGTCATGCGTCCAGCACTGCAATCAACGTGGTTTGGCTAGTCTTTGAGTGCCGCTCGGTAGTTGTCTGTCAGTCCCGCTATAAGCAGAGCTGCAGTCCCTCTTATAGTCAGCGACAGGCTCCGTGCAGTCACACTCGCAGTAAAAACGTGTTGGTTACCTAGCCAAACTGAATCACTGAACCACAGTCCCCTTCAAAAATTTTGCCAATTTGCATCAGCTCCTTTCTTGTAAAGGATAACATAACCATATACTATTTTTGAAGAGATTACATCGGTCTTAAGACTGATTTTTGGAGACAATCATGGAAGATAAAATCATAGAACTTGCTGATTACTTCATCAGCGAAAACACAACGTACAGAGAAGCTAAAATGGCGTGTGAGAAGCTATTAAAACAAGTCAGCCATGAGATAGAACTCAGGGCGCTGGAAAGTAAGACGAGGGTATGAAATGACTAAGGAGACAAAGAGATGTTAGAAGAATTTCTTGAACGTATAGCGAAAAGCCTTGAGTCTATAGATGCAGAACTCAAGGCAAGAAATGAAGACAGAAAGATACTTCTTGATCAAGCTGAACTAATTGAAAAAACATGCTTGGATATCAAAGAAGACCCTTTTGGTCTTAACAGTTTAAAAAGAAAAGCATTAGCTGATAGAGTTAAACAAAAGGAATAGCAGACTTAACTTTAGCTGCAAAATCTAAGACATTTTCTATCCGTTCTTTAAGAGTCGGTTCTCTGAACTGATTTTCGAGTTCAGAGATTGCTTCGGTTGTTAGAGACAGGTTGTAGAACGAGTCGTCAGCTTTGGTGCCAATTATATATCCATTTTTATCTAATTCAAAACATGTATCCAAAATATCCTCTTCAGACCATTCAGACATAATGTTATCTTTCAGATAATTTATGTTTTGAAAGTTTCTTGCTTGAACTTTAGGAACTTCATCTTTGCGTCTAGTTAAATATTCTGCGTACATGGAAGTTAGTAGGAATTTGGCATCATTCGTTAAATTTTTCATAACATCACCTCCTTTCTGCTTACATTATAGCAGAATTGTGAGGGACAAATAGAAAACTAAGGAGGTAGGAACGTGCAGTGGACTTTAGAGGCTATGCGAATTAACAAAGGACTTACTCAAGCGGAATTAGCAGAGAAGTTTGAAGTGTCAAGTCAAACAATTGCCCGATTAGAAAGGGATAGCTCGGATATCGGTTATCAACTATTGAAAAAATACATGCTTTTTTTCAATGTGAAGTTCGATGATATTTTTTTAGGGAAAAAATACGAAAATTTCGTAAATAACTAAAAACACAAAAACTGAAGCGAAAGGAGAGCGTATGACAGACTTTAAAGATTTGGATTGCCAATTTATCTTTCAGGAATCCAACTAACGACTATACCGCTGTTAGTAATAGCTTTATCAATGATCCTGCGCTGGATTTTACAGCGGTTGGGATCATGATGGTGGTGCTGGCTAATCACCCGAACTGGCAAGTCTATCCAGATGAGATAGCTAAAAGAAAAGGTGTTAACCGGAAGACAATCGATAAGTATTTCAAAATCTTTGAAGAGGCTGGATATTTGCGAAAAATCAGAAAAAAACCTCCTGGAAATGGAGGGAGTCATATATTCAGATTCTTTTCAGATGTAAAAATATCTGATTTCCAATTCGATATTATGAAACAGAGATTAAACCTGTCTATCAAAAAGGCGTCTATAAATTATAATTCTGACATTCCAAAAAGTGAGATGTCAGAAAGTGAGATGTCAGAAAGTGAGATGTCAGAAAGTGAGATGTCAGATTTTGGGCACTAATAAATACTAACTAACAACAAGTATTAAATAACAATAAATACTAACTAACAACAAGTCCTACTTCTCTTAATAAATAAAAGAGAGAAATTTCAAATTTAGGATTTTGGTTTTGGAAGGAGAAGAAATGGAAACATTGATTATATCAGTTCTGACATCTTTAATTGTGACATCCACTATGATGCATTACCACATTCATAAAGTAAATGAACTGTACAAAAAATATATGGATTTCGAAACATCAAGCGTTAAGAAATTTGCTGAAGATATCATAAGCAAACTTCCAAAAAATCCTTCCCAAGAGGAGTGATGGGAAAACACAACTCCGAGATCAAGAGTCGAGGGTAATTCAGTTATACAAATGTATGACTATCCGTTGCAGTTTTAGAAAGGGAAGGAGAAACATGGCAGAGTTAATTCTAATATCAATTTTTGTGTCATTTGTAGTTTCGTTTGCAATGATGAAATGGCACACACTTAAAGTGAATGCCATGCTGGAAAAGTATTTATTAGAAACAGACTTGTTGTATAGAAAAACGGCAAATGAAACATTAAAACTTATTCAACAACGCAAGCATCAATAAAGTTTTTTCCGTAATCTGTAATTGTAAAACAGGATTTACCAAGTGTTATATCAGGATGTTTTTTTAATCCATCAGCAAATATAGGATGTTCTCTTATGAAGTCGTAGTTGCTTTCGTGCGATAACCAAACATCATCCTTTATTGATATAAGACCAAGTCTTTCTAGGTTAACTAAGGAAACTGCATTCTTTTGATAGTCATAGAACTCATTAGTTAGAAAAATGAGCGGCAAAATAGTTCGCTTACCCTTCTCTAACTTTTCATACATATACATCGTTGCTACTGCTGAGTGCACATCTATTTGTTCCTTCTTAAGGAAACTTAGTATCTTCGCATCTAGGACATCCAATTGTTTTATGATTTCTACAAAGGACGAGTGGATTGATTCGCTTTTACGATTGTCAAGCGAATTAGCAATGATTTTAGCAAACATCTTTCGTAATTCTTCTTCTTCAATATAGTATCTGGAGGCTTCAAGCGCCGGACCTAATATCTTTATAGATGGCTCTTGAACATTTTCTGGAGGTATAGTTGCTACTTCTTGTAAGATATCATTTTTCAATTTTTCTACATTTGCTTCGTGGGTAGCTTTCAACAATGCCGCTTGATTAGAAATGTTATGGCCATAATTGATATACCACCAATCTTGCAATGTTTGAATAGGACCGGCGAATACACCGGCCGAAGTAGCTCCTCCTAAAAATCCTGTAACAAGAGGAAGGAAGTCTTGAAATTGGTTAGGGTCCATAATTATTATTTCTTCTTTCTATTGAAATTTTGACTAAAACGGTGAGAGGTCCTAGTCAAGATATATTATATGCCAAAAAGCAATGTTTGTCAATATATTGTGTAAGCAAGGGGTGAAAATATACAACAAACACAATATATAGTGTAATAGCATATATAAGCACAAAAAGTAAAAAAATAAAGCTAGAAAAGGAGAAGAAGGCTATGCTCTGGGAAAAAATATCTGAAAAACTTTCAGAACGAAATTGGACAGTTTATAAACTTTGTTTAAAAGCAGGTGTAGGACCTGCTGGAATCTATCGTTTAAGAGATGGAGAGGTGAAAGATTTATATTTTGACACAGTTAAGAAAATTGCTGATGCGTTGGAAATCAGCATAGATGAACTAAGATAAAACAAAAAAGCACCTGACGGCAATCAGGCGCTCAACAAAAATTACTAGCTAAATTATACCACAGAAAGAAAGGAAAAACCATGTCAAAAGCGGAAATTACTTACAAACCAGTAGGCGTGAATGAAAAAGCCACTCATGGTGATTACAAGCACCTTTGCCAAATGTGGGAAGGGCTCAAAGTTGGAACTGCAAAAGTTTGGGCTACTGAGATGCGAGAGCATCCTGATTTCAAGCAGTTCATTGATAATCCGACACATAAGATTGTCTTTGTCAACTATGAAGGATTTCGGTTGTTTGTCAAATGGAAAAGTCGGAATCGCTATCGTACTAAAAAAGAAACACTAGCAGAGATGCTAGAAAGTCTTAAAAAAGAAAAACAATTGGGAGTTTAAAGATGAAACTACTTACTAAACTAAAACTAGGCCTTGAGGGAATCATCCATGAAGTGAGCCTTGACTGGCGAGTGGTCGCGGTAGAGCTTAACGAGGACCTTCTCAAAGAGCGCAAACGTCGCTTTGCTTGCGAGCAAGAAAACTATGATTTGAAACAAGAATTGGCAATCTACAAAGAAAAAGAACAAGGAGAACAATATGTTTAAAGCATTAAAAACAATCAAAAAAATCAAACAACTTCAGAAAGAAATGCACGATTTCAGCCTTGCTTTTTTGCTCGGCCAAGAAATAGGATTTTTCCCAGAAAATGAAATCGCCAAAGCGAAGGCTCAAACAATGCACGATGTAAGCCACGTGCTCAAGGACGTTCTGGACGGCAAGTCGGTAGATGAAGCGATGAAGCGTCTAAATAGCGAAGTGAAAATTGAAGAGGTGGAGCAGGAAGATGAACAGAATTGAACTTGAAAACCGTGTGTGGCTTTTGGCCAACAATGAAGAAAAAAACGAATTGCTGGATCTCGGTTTGACATCTAAAGTTCGATATGTGAAGCGAGTCCTGGAACTAGGGAAGGTGTATGCTCATGTTTGATTACGACAGAGATATGATGCAACCGCCTGAACCACGAGAAGAACTCGACCCAACGGACTATGTGTATATTGGATGCGGTCAGTATCGCTATGTGGGTGATGAAGTATGATTGAAGAATTACACGCAGAACTCGACCGATGGCGGTCTGATTATACACATCTTGGAATTGAGCTTGGGAAAATCATTGACGAGCAACAAGATATTATTTTGAGGTTGCAAAACGAAAACAGACGCTTGAAGCGTGAAAATTGGAGTCTTAAGCAGACGAAAGGTAGAAGAAAATAATGGCAAACGAACTAACACATAAACAATTTTTTAACTCACCAGCAGTAAAACAGAAATTCTCAGAAGTAGTAAACGGAAACGGGCAGCAGTTTGTAGCTAGCTTGCTGAGTGTAGTCAGCAATAACAGCTTGCTTGCTAAGGCTACAAATGAAAGTATCATGACCGCAGCGATGAAGGCAGCAGTCCTTAATCTGCCAATCGAGCCTAGTCTTGGTTATGCGTACATTGTACCTTACAAAAACCAAGCGCAGTTCCAAATCGGGTATAAAGGCTTGATTCAGCTAGCACAACGAAGCGGACAAGTGACACGGTTGAACGCAGGGGAAATCTATGAAAGCCAGTATAAAGGATTTAACCCACTAACAGAAGACCTTGAAGTAGACATGACTGCTATTCCAAAAGAGAAAGAAAAAGTCGTTGGATACTTTGCGTTCATGCGTCTTGCAAATGGATTTGAAAAGACTGTCTTTTGGACCAAGGAACGAGTCCAAGCTCACGGTAAGAAGTACAGTCAATCATTCTCTAGCAAGTACAGCCCTTGGCAATCTGATTTTGATGCTATGGCTAGAAAAACAGTATTGAAGCACATGCTTTCAACCTATGCCCCTCTCTCAACTGAATTACAAGATGCGATTGTGGCAGATAATGAAGATGGCACAATTTCAAACAAGAAAGAAATGAAAGATGTAACTCAAGAGCCTGCTGCCGAAACATTGGACGGCATCCTTGGAGCTTCTGAAGAAGTGACTGAAAAACCAAAAAAAGAGGTTATCAACCAGGAGTTGACGACCACAGATACAAGCTACCCAGCAGATGAAGTTCCAGATTTTGATCAAGAAACGGGCGAAGTAATTGATAAGGAGCCAGAAAATGGTCAAATGGACATGCTAGAAGGGGAGGATTTCTAAAATGACTGAAGAATTAAAAGATGTGACAGATAGTCTAGAACTCGTTCCAGTAACAGATTTAGAGATTGGCTTTGCTCTAAAAGCAGCTGAAATCGAAATCCAAGGTAAAGAAGTTTTGGAGCAAGCTTTAGTAGCTTATCAAAAGAAATACGCTGGCTATATCGTGACAGAAGAAACCTTGTCAGATGATACCAAGGTTAAAGACGAATTGGGACGAGTCCAGTGTCAGATAGAACAAGAACTAAAAAAACAGCTTTCAGAATACTCTAAACCTCTTGATGAAGTAAAGGCTTGGGTTGATAGCATATTAGACCCTATCCGAACTTTGCGGACAGACATTAAAAATCAAATCAGGGAGTTTAAGGAGAGAGAAACAGAAGCTCGAAAGGAAACGGTCAGAGAAGCTTTTGAATCTGCAATTTCAGAAAGTGGTACAGAACTTGATATCAAATTATTTGCTATTTACTTTGACGATTTCAGCAAGAAGAAGTGCTTCATGGCTGACAATGTGCGAATCAATCAAGCTACTTCTAAGATGATTACTGGATTGGTTGCAGAAGAAGTTGCTAAGAAGCAACAACGTGAAGCTGGACTCATCCAGATTACAGAGGCGGCAGCTAAAGCTGGTTTCGGACCTACTGTCTACGTTCGCAGATATGATGAGGGAGCGAAACTTGCTGATGTGTTGCAAGCAATTCTTGATGACAAGGCATTAGCCGAACGAGCTAAAGCGGAAGATGAGTTGAAAAAGCGCATAGATGAAATGACTGCTATCGCGGTAGCTAAAGGTTTGAAGCCTGAAAAGTACGTTGATTTGCTAAGAGAGGGTTGCTCTGCTTTGGATACTATCGATATCTTACATGCAGACGCAGATGAGCTTAGACGAACTAAAGCAGAAGCGGAACAAGATGCTCAAGGTCGATTCTATGGCCAAAATCAGCCTGAATTTGAGTCAGAAAGCAGTTCAGGGGGTAATCATACCATCGAGCAAGAAACAGGTCGAAAATCGCAAAATATGGCTTTTGAGGATGGTGTTAAAAAATATGGTTACAAATTTACTGTAGATTTAATTTTTCCAGCAGAAAATGCAAAGGAAATAAAGGAGCAATTCAAAGAATGGCTCAATACTCACGGTGTTCAATTTGAACCACGAACAAAATCAGTGAAGGTGGAGATGAAATGACGCTGGATTTACTTGGAAAAGATTACTACTCAGCAGCTTCCGCACGTCAATACTGGTCTATCTCGCAATACAAACGATTTAGAGAGTGCGAAGCACGGGCATTGGCAGAGCTGGCAGGGGAGTGGGAAGACCAACGAGACAACACAGCCCTCTTGGTCGGAAACATGGTTCATAGCTATTTTGAAAGTCCAGAAGCACATAAGAAGTTTATGGATGAAAATGCAGATGCCATGATTTCAAAAGCTGGTAAAACCAAAGGTCAGTTAAAAGCTGACTTTCTGGTTGGCCAGCGCATGATTGAGCGATTGGAAGCTGACAAGCAATTTATGGAGTATTACGTCGGCCAGAAAGAGGTTGCTGTAACAGGCAAAATCGAAGGCGTGGAATTCAAAGGCAAGATTGACTGTCTCAACGTTGAAAAAGGGTATTTCGTGGATATTAAGACCACGAAATCAGACATTGATAGCATGGTATGGGTTCAGGATGAAGCAAGCGGACGAAATATTCAAGTCCGCTGGTTCGAAGCTTGGGGATATGTCCTTCAGATGGCGGCTTATAAGAAAATGCTGAAAGAGCAGTATGGCAAGGAGTTTACCCCTGTTATCTATGCCGTGACTAAAGAATCTACTCCTGATACCAGAGCGATTGTTTTTCAATCTCAGGAAAAACTTGATTACGAGTTATCTGAGTTATCTATGCTTATTAAGCATCTTGACGATGTTAAAAAAGGTAAAGAATGGGCAACACCGTGCGGGCATTGCGAATACTGCAAAACGAAAGCTTTGAGCCAGCGTGTGGAGGTGATTTGATGAGTAAACAAGTAAAAGACATACTAGAAACTCACGACACAGGTTGTCCTCATGGCATCACATTTGCAATACATCAAGATAAAGATGAGTGTATTGCTTTGTTTGGTCGTTCTGGTTGGACTGGACTAAAACCTCAATTTATTTGTTGGAATAAAAGTGTTGAAAACCAAACCATGTACAATACTGAGGAAAACTTACTTAATGCCTATGTTTCTGATGTTAAAACAACATCGGAAGACTTTATTGTCATTGAATTATTGCCTTTTTAGGAAGGGGAAGCCGATGACTGAGCCTATAATAATGAGAGTTGATAGGGAAACCTATAACTTAGGGAAGCGACTGCCTCACTTTTGGTCTAGCAATAAAGATTTGAAATTCTATGAGGTTAGGTGTAACTGGACTGTCAATAGACAAACACAGACTTTCTATCATGTATTGGCATATAGCCGTACCCAAGCCGAAGAAATGGCTGTGAAAGAATATGCAAGGACTCATTATATTACCGAAAAATGGGTAGTAATTTTTTAAGAAAAATAACCAAAAACCAACTATTTCCATTTTGGAAACAACTCAAAAACAAACAAGCCGTGCATTCTTGTAAAACTGCGAACTAGAAAGCGTCAGTGAAGGTTATGCGACCTTGGACGAGCGACTGCCCGTATTTAGCCAATTCTCACAAAGGCAGTCGCATTTTTTTGAAATGGCATGAATGAAATCAAAGAAAAAGCTCTGGCTAAGTTGCTAGAGGAATTAAATCAACCACATGACATCGCACTTGATCGTGTTCATAACTGGATATGCGATCAGGAAGATGAGGAATTATTTAAAGGAATCTTAAAAGAGCGATACTCTTTGAAGTGTGCTTTAAGCTATGCTAAAGAAAAGGCTCGTAAATTTGCTGAAAACGGAGTCGCTTGCATCGATGATGATACTGTCTTCAGATGGATTAGAGAATATTTTATCTCAAATTCACAAGTGTCTAACATCAAGCAGGTACCTGTTGAACCCGTCAAGAAGAAAAAGGAAGACAAATCTCAGGGTTCTCCTGAAGAAAAGGTTGATGTCGCCAAAATTAGGAAAGGCACTGGTCCAGATGATGATATCATCAAGAAAGCTAAAATTAAGAAGGAGAAAGGAGTAGTCGAAGGCCAATTGGACCTTTTTGAAGAACTGGCATGAGCAAAATCAATGAACAATGCAAGCGAGAAGCTGATAGACGATTGAAACCACCTGCAGACTTCTGGAGATGGTGCTATTCGCAAATCACAACATACAAATGGATCAATAAGTACAAGACCATAATCGCTTCCGATTTGGGACTTGGCTATTGTGTTGAGAAACGACTGACAAAGTCGTCACGGCTCACTTTTTACGACAAGACCTACTTTTTCTCAATCATTCTCAGTACTTCGAAGCGCATCGAGATTCAATCTTATGAATTTAGGTCGAAGTTGGTTGAAGGAAAACAGTTTATTGATTGGCAACTTACAAATTTAGAACGATTTGAAAATGATAAACATGTGAAGATTGGCCAAGATTACAACGGACAATTTTATCCGCATCTATTCGCTAATTTTTTTAGCGGTGGTTATTATACAGGTAATAAATTCTATCCGAACAACTGGATTGAAAAACTTAAAAATGTATCTGAACTTAAATATTTGAAGTTTGGAAATATCGCTTATTGGGAAATTGAACGACTTTACAAATACAAGTTTGAAATTGAATTTGCTCAGAAAATTCATGCTTACAAATTGGCCAACGAAATCATGTATCCAGGTTATACTGGATTCACCAAAAACGTAGATATGCGAACCTTGAACCGCAGATGGCTTCAGAAGAATAAACAATTTTTCAAGAATTCAAATCGTAGTTTTAATGAATTTGAATTGAGCCGTCGATTAAAAGAGCGGAACGGCCAGCTGGTGCCTGGCATTGAGTCTTATCTCACTTATCACGATATCAAGCATATACCGAAAGGTGTAGGGATCAATAAGTTTCAGAATTGGGTTATCAAGAATCACGTTGACTTCAATGAGTATCTTGACTATCTCAAAATGCTACGAGAAATGGGTATCGAGCCTGAAGGTGATGCTATGCTTGTGCCAAAGGATTTCATGGCCATGCATAATCACACAGTAGGTTTATATAATCAATTTGTCGAAGAAAAACGCAAACTGGAAGATAAAAAGAAGCGCAAGCAACTTGAAGCTGAATTTAAACTCAGAGAAGGAATGGATAAGACCATCCAGGGATACGCATTCCATGTTCCTAGAAAAGTGGCCGAGCTTATCTATGAGGGCAAGAAGCTACATCACTGCGTAAGCTCATACACAGAAAAGCATTTTAAAGGTAATACCTTAATAGTGTTTGTCCGTTTATCAAACCAACCTAAAACACCTCTGTATACTCTTGAAGTGAGACAGGGGAAGATAGCTCAATTTCGTGGCAAATATAACCAAGATGTACCAGCCGAAGTCTGGGACATAGCCAAGGAATGGATGAAGCAAACGAAATTAGTACAAAAAGTAGCATAAAGGAGAAAAACAAATGCTAAATAAAATCGATATACCAGGAACAAGTATCACACTCGAAATCGTAGATAAGACCATCACAATTACAAACAAAATTGAATATGATATGCAGATGAACTTCAGAAACACAGATGCAGATACTTCTCTTGATACGAGTGGTGACGTGTTCGAGCCCCTCTACTGGCTAGATATTAGGGCGACACCGAAGACACCGACGGAATACCATTCTAGCTTAGGGGTCAAGAGAGAAAAACGGCACCTGGCCGAGCTTCAGAAGTTCTTCGAGTTCATCGAGAACAACAAGCGAAATCTTTTTGACCTCTGTGGAATCAAGGGAGAGTTACAATGAAATCTCTGATATTATCGTTAGACATTTCAACTACTGCGACAGGATGGGCCGTATTTCACGGCTCTAACCTTGTCCAGAGTGGTGTCTTAAAACATAAAAGCAAGTCTTTCTTTGAACGTGGGCGCTTCATGGCTAGCGAACTACGAGCCATTCAATCGAGAGCGCTCCAGAAGTACAACTGCCATTTTGAATCAATTGTAGTCGAGAAGAACTCAGTCATGGGGCCAAATCAGCAGTCTATGATCAGTATTGGAATTGTGACAGGCATTATCCTTGGCCGACTGATTGCTGACAATGTATTCTTCGTGAACGTGTCGACATGGCGCAAGTACTGGAAGTTCAGCTACAAGGACCGAAGTAAAAAATCAATGAAGCTGCAGGCAGTTGCTAAGGTGTCTGATGAATTCGACCTGAACGTCAAAGACGATGAAGCTGACGCAATACTGATTGGTTCATATTTTGTAAACCATGGCCAAGAATTTGGAAATCTGGAAAGCCACAAGGTGAGTTGAGGAGTTAGAAGATGAATGAAAAACAAATAACAGAATTAATCGAAAGAATGCGTGAACTTGGACATACTTACTCTTATCAAGGCGCAAAAAACCTTATCCGAGAATACGAGAAGTTAAACAAACCAGAAAAAGTCAAAGTTCCGCAGTTTGTGGATGATGTGATTGAGGGTGCAAGAGAACATAGTCCAGAACTAGAGGATGCGTTGCATTATGCTTGGGGCAACGGAACTAAGGAATTCACAGAATGGTACAACAAGAAATCTAACAGAGACCTCTTCGCTCGAGCATGGCTTTTCGGCTACGAGATTGAGAAAGAGAAGCGGTATTTGGTGAAAATGAAAGGTATGTCCGAAGAGAATACATATCTGACATTTAGATTTGGTCATACGTGGATGCTAAGCAATTTCGAAGAGTGCGAAGAATTTCGCTTGCACCACACTCGCAAAGAACTAGAAGAAGCCAACTTCGGCTGGGTATTTGATTGCCCAGGGATTGAAATTGAGGAGGTGGAGTGATGAAAAAACCGATGGTTGGATCATATTGGGTTCACAAGAAAACTCTTAAAGAATATAAAGTAATAGCTGTAGGTCTATGGGAAGAAACGCTAGAAGAGTGCGTGGTCTATGTGTCTTTGGATAAAGAGCAGAAATGCTGGATTAGACCATTAGAAATCTTCATGGACGGAAGGTTTTATGACCGACCATATAGTTAAAGCTGAGGAGGTGGAGTAATGAGTTATGATTTGGAAATCTTAGCGAAAATAGAGAGTGGAGATTATATTTGTATCGCTGAACCTAAATATAGTTCTCCGACCTACAATCTCGGGAAGATGTTCAGAATTGCTATGGATTGGGATTTCGACCAAGGCGTTATCTACAATATTGCTGATATTGTAGATAATATTCAACGCGGTATATCTGAATTAGAACGGTACCCTGAAAAGTATGTGCAGTATGAACCTGAAAATAGATGGGGAACGGTTAGCGATGCTTTAGAAGTTTTAAAGTCATTGAAAGAGTGTATTTTAGAACAAGATATTGATACGAAATATTTATATATGAGGTGGTAACATGAAACGATTCATAGCTATCTGGATTCTGCTATCTGCTGGATTGAATATCTGGCAGATGGACAGGATTCGAGATTTGGAAGAGAAGAAGCCGATGGTTATCTATAAGGCAGATAACGCAGGTGGTGAGATATTCGGTAAGGTCGTTGAAAAAGGACGGCATGGCAAGTTATACACGCTTACGATACGTGATTACGGGGTGTTCGTTGTTACGAAGGACGTGTACGAGAAAGTGAAAGTTGGGGATGAGGTGATGTTATGAAAGTTCGATTTAATGGGAAGTATAACTTCTTCTTAACCCAATTTGTCCATTTTATTGTATTGGACTATCTCTGGAAGATACTTGAAATTATCATCTTAGGTGGAGTGAGAGGGAATTTGGCGGATTCCATTATGCTTGCTCTGATTTGTGTCTATATTGCATGGATTTTAGATAAGGAGGAATGAAACAGATGACTACAATAGACAAAGTAAAACAATGGTTTATAGACCGTGACCTTGAAAACGGTGGGCGGTTAGACAAGCAGTCACTCAAACTCAGTGAAGAGTTCGGAGAGCTATGTGCAGGATATCTCAAGAAGAATGAGAAGCTGACCAAGGATAGTATCGGAGATTGTGCAGTCGTGATTGTCGGTTTAGCCTTGCTGATTAAAACTGATGTGCATAAGATTTTTGAGGAATCGTGCTTTGTAAAAGCCGGAGATGTGATGGAATGTTTCAAATGGCTGAATACTAACATTAGTATTTTTCAATCGTATCAGAATTCAAGATACGAGAAAATGTGTCAACATGGTTTAATGTGTTCAATAGGCTACCTAAAATCAATCAGCAGTATTCTCGGTTATGATTTTGAAGAATGCTTTGAACTGGCTTACCAAGAAATCAAAGACCGAAAAGGTCGTTGGATTGATGGTACGTTCGTTAAAGAGGAGGATTTGCCGAATGAAACTAAAATTTAGAGCGTGGGATAGCACAAAAAAAGAAATGTTTAAAGATACTTTCGCAATAACAGAAAGTGGGCAAGTTGTAATAGTTGAACAGGAGTCCGTCGCAAGCTCTCCAGATTATGTTTTTGTTGAACATCTAGTCATCATGCAATCAACCGGACTCAAAGATAAGAACGGTAAGGAAATCTTTGAGGGGGATATCATAACGGATGGACACGCGTTAGGAGTTCTCCGAAACCATCAGACATTAGGTTTTTATATGGTCGATGAAAAAGGAAAAGAGAACTTTTTGAGTGACACAGTAGATACTGAAGGATTTGAAGAAGCAAAAGAGTTTATGAAAAATAGTATCGAAATTATCGGCAACATCTACGAAAACCCTGAGCTTTTGGAGGCTATCAAATGTACCCAGAAATAATTGACAACATACTTATCAAGGAGATGGAACATGAGAATTAAAACATTAATGGGAACAATCATCAATGTTGATAGGATAAAGCACAGTATCACAGTTGAGGGTGTTGAATTAGGCTCAGATTGTCGCGCTTTAGTATCTAAACACAAGGATGGTACAGGTACAATAACACTAGTTTTTGATGGAAAAATAATTTAAAAAAGGAGTAAAAACAATGTTTACAGAATACAATCACGAAACAGGAAAAACGACACTTACAAAACTTGCTAAGGGCGGTATCATTACAGTTGCAGCTGTTGCTTCACTTGGGATTTTTCGTCTCACAGCTGTGAAACGTATCCCAGCTAATACAGTTGGAGTTAAAGTTAGCGCAATTGGAGGTGTGCAAGAAAATACCCTGCAAACAGGATATCATCTAAAAATGCCATTTATTGACAAAGTCTACACCTTATCGACATCTGTTCAAACAAAAACAATGGAGAAAATCACGACTCAGACAAAAGATGGTCAATGGTTGAATACGAATATCGATGTGAAATATCGTGTCAATAAGGAAAAAGCCATGACGGTATTCTCTAACTACACTACCTTAGAAACAGTAAATGATAGTGTAGTATCTCCAGCAGTACAACGTGCTATAGAATCGGTAACAGGTAATTATGATATCTATGATGTGCTGGGTGACAAGCGTACTGAAGTTTATGAGGCTATTGACAAGGCTCTTAAAGAAAAATTTGAGTCTTACGATTTGGAGTTTGTATCCTTTACCATCACAGACCAAGATGCAGGAGATGAGATTGAAGCGGCAATCAAAAATGAATCGGTCAAACAAAAGGAGATAGATACAGCTAAACAGGAGCAGGAGAAAGCCAAGGTTGAAGCCGATACCAAGAAAGTTCAAGCTCAAGCCGAAGCAGACGCAGGTATCATCAAAGCAGAAGGTGAAGCCAAGGCCAACAAAGCTAAGTCAGATTCAATCACAGATAATCTTATCCGGATGAAAGAAGCAGAAGCCAGAGAGAAGCATGGCTGGGTCACTGTTAACGGTGCAGGTAGTGTGATCACGAATAAAGAATAAAATAAAAAAGCCAGCACACGGCTGACCCTCTTTATGAATTATTCCTTAAAAATATTATATCATAAAGGAGCTATGTTGTGAGGTTATTAAAAAGAGTTGACGTGCAATTTACCAAAAAAAATGTATATGACGTTCTAGATAGTTATCGCTCGTATGTCCGAATGGCAGGCGCTGAGTATTTGCCTAAGATCACAACGACCTACTCATTTGAACCAAAGACATTTACTGGTAAGAACACAGCTACTGAGAATATGGTTATCGACCATGTGGATGCAGAGGCAGAGGTTTTGGAGATTGAGAGAGCAGTCAACTGCATTATGGATCCATACGTTCGGCAGGTTATCGCAAAGAAGTACATGGATATGAAAATCCAATTATCAGACAAGGCTATCTATATGGACTTAGGTTATTCTGAAAGTGAGTTCTACCGCATGCTTAGTAGAGGTGCTTTGGAATTTGCGGAAGCCTATCGAAAAGGTAAGCTGATTGTCTTTCGTAAATTTTTGGGAGATATTTGCAAGTAAATTGCTAGGAAATGGCTTATTTTACATGGTAAAATAGTATTGTCAAGTGATAGGTCAATTGACGTCTCCTTTATGCTTTATTATATTTTTCCGAGGCTTCGGCCTCACATGGCGGTGACAGGTAAGTGGTTTCTCTCCTATGTTTCCCTTGGTTCGATTCCGGGCATCGCCGTTTGAGTGTTTGTGTCCCAGAATGGGGTAGGCAGTAGGCTTAGAATTCACATATCACTCATTAACTTATTAGAAGGTCGGCTTATCGACTGGACCTTGCATGATTGCGTAGCTAATTATATTCCGGATAAGTTATAAGCTAGGCGGTTTGATTCCGCTAGAGGTTTTAAATGACTACACAAAATAAAAAAGGAAAAAGTAATTTCTAATTAACACGCAAGTCTGTAGTCTGCTTGCAGTAAGAACATAGCTCAAGTGGTAGAGCGGTAGACTTTTAATCTATTGGTTGCAGGTTCGAGCCCTGTTGTTCTTATGAGAGGTCTTACAATGGGTCACACAAACGTGTGGCTTTTTGTTATCTTTGAAAGAGAGGGAATGATGAAACCGCAAAAACTTACAATACTTGGAGGCAGAAGAACCTCGGTGGACTATGATCAACGAAACAATGAGTATACTGAATACAATCGTACTCGTTGGAAGTATGACAAGGATGTCAAGAGGTTTTATAATTCATCTATCTGGAAGCGAACAAGTAAGCAAGTGTTGCTTGAGTCTGATTATGTTTGTGCGATGTGTGGAGATGAAGCGACAATGACTGACCATATCATCAGTGTTAAACAAGATTGGTCCAGACGATTAGATAGAAATAATCTTCAAGCAAGTTGTAAGAAATGTAATGACAAGAAAGCAATCAAAGAAAGATATTCTTTTTAGTTCTTTTATTGTCAACCTTGTGTAAAATAAAGAGAAATTTTAATATAAAAAAACGATATTGAGCCAGCTGAGGTAAGGGAATTGCTAAGGAATCGGTTGGTTTTTGTACGGAAATACCCCCTTCAATTTCTGACGGGGGTATATAACGTTCGGAAACAGGAACGCTGCCCTCTTCCGTGCAAAAAATTCCGTTTTTGAAATGTTTTAACTGTAAAAAATGATGTAAAGGAGGTGTCTCATGGGACGGAAAATGAAGATAGTAGAATCGACTAAAAGTCATTTAACAAAAGAAGAGAAAATCGCCAAAAAAACCATACAGGAGAAGGCTTCTGATGGTTTGGACGCATTGCAATTAACTCCACCAAAACACTTCGACGCAATTGCGAAAGCAGAATACAAACGTGTAATTGAAGACCTTAGAAAGCTACCCCTAAGAAACCTAGATCGAGCAGTATTAGAAACCTACTGTACCTGGTATGCAGTCTATAAAGAAATATCTCGAGGACTACAGAAAGAGGGGTATGTGTATGAGACGGAAAAAGGTAAGATTTTACCTAATAAAATGTTATATAGTTTAGAACGTGCCACAACTAACCTAATGAAAGCAGCATCTCAGTTAGGTTTAACCGTGGATAGTCGCATGAAATTATTTGTGCCACAGGTCGAAGAAAAGAAAGAGAGTATTTTTGATAAATTTGGTAGTTAGGAGGTGATTATGTGGAAGATGTAGCTTATCAATATGCTTTAAAAGTAGTGAATGGCGAAATCATAGCAAGCAAAAAAGTAATAAAGGCCTGCAAACGTCATTTGAGAGATTTGGAGCGTATGGATGATGAAGACTTTCCATATATTTATCTACCTGACAAGGCTAAAAATCCAATTGATTTTATCGAAATGCTGCCAGATGTTAAGACTGGTAAGCCGTATCCTCTGTCTGATTTCCAGAAATTTATTTTATCGAGTCTGTATGGATGGAGAAAGAAAACAGATGTGACCATACGGCGTTTCAAGAAAGCCTTAATTAGTTTGGCCAGAAAGAACGGAAAGACCATTCTCGTTGCAGGGATTGCCCTGTACGAGTTTTTATTTGGTCGGAACCCTTCTATGAGCCGACAACTCTTCTGTACCGCTAACGACCGTTCACAGGCTCGTATCGCATATGATATGATCCGTAAGCAGTTGGATGCTTTGAGAGCGCAAGATGAGGATATTCGGAAAGCAACTAAAATCGTGCGTGATGAACTTCGTAATTTGAATGATGAGAGTTATGTTCGTGCATTGAGTCGAGACACAGGGGCAGTCGATGGATTTGAACCATATGTTGGTATTCTAGATGAGTTTGCAGCATCCAAAACCAATGAGATGATTGAGTTATTGGAATCTGGTCAAGGACAGTTGGACAATCCGTTAATTTTGATAATCTCAACAGCTGGTATGAACTTAAATGCACCAATGCACACAATCGAATATCCATATATCGAGAAGATTTTGGTAGGAGATGTGATAGATGATGGTTATTTTGCTTTTATCGCAGAACAAGACAATGAAGAAGAGATAGCAGACGAAGCAAACTGGATAAAATCCAACCCAATTCTTGAAGTCGAAGCACTTCACGAAAAGATGATGGATTATCTTCGAAAACGTCGTAAAACATCATTAGAAACTGGTACGGTCAATGAAGTTTTAATCAAGAACTTCAATATGTGGAGGCAATCCTCTGAAGAGTCTTACATGGATAAAGAAAGTTGGTCTAAAGCTAAGATTGATAAACCAGATACTAGAAAACGTAGAGTATGGATTGGTGTTGACGTAGGTAGGTCTAGTGACTTATTCTCCATTTCTCCAATGGTCATGATGGACGATTACTGGTATGCGGATAGTTTTTCGTTTGTTGCTACTAAGTATGGCTTGCTCGCTAAGGAAAAACGAGATGGTGTTTCTTATACCAACCTCGAGCGAATGGGTGAATGCGAGATTACCACTCTTGAAAGTGGTGTTATCGATGATGAGCGTGTTCTTGAGAAGATTGAAGAAATGGTTTATGAGAATGATTGGGAATTACAGGGTATTTATTTCGACCCTTATCAGTTTGGTTCGTTATTGACCATGATTGAGAAACGACATCCTGAATGGCCTTTGACACAAATACCACAGACCACCATGGTCTTAAATATGCCTACTAAACAATTCCGTGATGATGTCCGATTAGGGAAGATAAAACACAGTGGAAATCAGTTGCTAACTATGGCAGTAAATAATGCTTATACTCGTGTCGATAACAACGGTATGAGGATAGACAAGAATAAAAATAGCAATAAAATTGACCCTTTGGACGCTCTTTTAGATGCGTATGCTGCTTGCTATTTAGAAGCATTTGACGGTACAGGTTACTGGACGAATGAGAAAATTTTGAAAGGAGATTCGCTGTTTTGAGATTTTTAAATCAAATACATACAATTTTGCTATTAGCTGGATTATCTTTTTTAATCTACGGTATTTTTTTGATAGGGGAAGTTTTTGGCTATATAGCTACAGGATTGATATTGTGCCTAATAGGTGCGTATATTGATAAAACGAAGTAAAGGAAACCTTTAGATTACTATTTATTTAATTTTGCCCTAACCGCCTCGATTTCGACGCGGTTTTCTTATATCCTAACCGTATGGAATCCCGTACGGTTTTTTATATCCAAAAATAGAAAGGAGGTGAGAATATAATGGCTTTTTTTCAATCTTTAGGTTCGTCGAAACTATCTTATGACGATTATATCTCTTCAGTAATCTCTGGTAATTCAAGTCCTGAATATACTGGTATATCTGCTTTAAAAAATAGCGATGTCTTGACTGCAGTATCTATCATAGCCGGTGATGTTGCTCGTTTTCCATTATTGAAAAAGGATTTAATGGGTAACATCGAACAAGATGAAGATATGAATTATCTTTTGAATGTAAAATCCACAAGTAACACATCGGCAAGACAATGGAAGTTTGCAATGACCGTCAATACAATCTTGACTGGTAATTCATTCTCACGTATTTTACGTGATCCAGTAACTGGAAAGACTTTGGAATTTCAATTTTTCAGACCTTCAGAAACAACTGTTGAAGAAACTAATGACCATGAGCTGATTTATACTTTCCGAGACCGTTTGAGCGGAAAGGAGATTCGTTGTGTGGCCGATGATGTTATTCATTGGAAGTTTTTTAGCCACGACACTATCTTAGGACGTTCTCCATTGTTATCTTTAGGAGATGAAATCAGCTTGCAAAACGGCGGTCTGAACACCTTGATTAAATTCTTTAGAGATGGTTTCTCAAGTGGAATTATCAAGTTAAAAGGTGCTCAGTTGAATGGTGAAGCGAGGCAAAAGGCTCGTATGGACTTTGAAAAGATGCGTGAAGGTTCAACTGGTGGCAGTCCATTAGTATTTGATGATACACAGGAATATACGCCTCTTGAAATTGATACGAATGTTTTGCAGTTGATTACATCCAACAACTTTTCTACTGCTCAAATTGCCAAAGCTTTACGAGTTCCTAGTTTTAAGCTGGGGGTGAACAGCCCTAACCAGTCTGTCGCTCAATTGACGGAAGACTATGTAACTAATGACCTTCCTTTCTATTTTGATGCAATTACAAGTGAATTGGCCTTGAAAGTGTTTGACGATGAAGAACGTAGGAAGTATCGTGTTGATTTTGATACTCGTAGCGTGACTGGTAGAAATGTAGACGAGATTGTAAAACTTGTGAATAATCAAATCTTGACACCAAACCAAGCATTAATCGAACTCGGTAAGGAGCGTTCTACTGATCCTAATATGGACCGTTACCAGTCAAATTTGAACTATGTCTTCTTAGACAAGAAAGAAGAATATCAAGCAATGAAAGGAGTTGAGACAAGGGATGCCAAAGAGAATCAAGATGAAAGGTCCACTGATTCCGAATAATAGTCAGAAAGCTTACGACTACTTTGGTTTGGAAGCAGTCAGCGCTAAATCTATTACAGATTCTTTTCCAGAGGATAACAGTGACATAGTGTTGGAAGTTAATTCCAACGGTGGTTTTGTAACAATTGGGAGCGAAATCTATACAGCTTTGAAAAGTTATCCAGGACATGTAACCGTGGAAGTAACAGGAATGGCAGCAAGTGCCGCTAGTGTCGCAATCATGGGTGCTGATAAAATTGTTATCAGTCCAACGGCTCAGATTATGATCCATAAAGCGTTATATAGCTATGTATCTGGTAACAGTGACGACTTGGACAAGGCTTCTAATGCGCTAAAATCTAGCGATCAAGCTATCGTTAATGCCTATGTTGCAAAAACTGGATTAGAAGAATCAGTAATCATCGACATGATGAAAAATGAAACCTTCATGTCAGCAAGTGAAGCAGTTGAAAAAGGCTTTGCGGATGAAGTGATGACCTTTGAGGACATTGGTGCAGTAGCGAGCCTAGAAAATGGATTGTTACCACAAGCAGTTATTGATGACTTTTACGCTAACCGTAGCAAGTGTAAGTCAGAAATTCAGAATATGCTACAAGAATTAGAAAAAGAAGAATTACTTAGAGGGCTTTAAGCTCTCTTTTTTATACCCAAAAGGAGAAAAAAAGTATGTTTAAAGAAAAAATGAAAGCAATCAAGGCACAAATTATGAATATTGGTGCTGAAATTACTAATAAGACAGAAGAATTAAAGTCTGCATTGAACACTGACGATCTTGAAAAAGCCCGTGGTATTCGTGATGAAATCGATACTTTGAAATCACAAAAAGAAGAAGCGGAAAACAATTTGAAGGCTTATGAAGTTGCAGAAGCAGGAACAGGAGTGAATGCTTCTGGCGAAACTCATGAAGTAAAAGCGGAAGGTAAATCTTATCGTGAATCTGTAAATGAGTTTATCCGTTCAAAAGGTCGCATTCGAAATGAGGGCCTTCGTTTTGAAGGTCAGGATGAAGTGCTTGTTCCTGTTAATGAGGCAGTTAATCCTACAACAGATGGATTAAAAAAAACAGGGACTGAAAAAGTAACTAGCAAAGAAATTGTTACTACACCAATTCGTGAAGTCAAGACTGTTCTTGACCTTAAACAATTCGTGACAATTCACAAAGCATCTAAAGGTGAAGGTTCATACCCAATTCTTAAACAAGCTACGTCTAAGATGGCAAGCGTAGAAGAATTAGAAAAGAACCCAGCTCTTGCTAAGCCAGAATTCACAGATGTCGCTTGGAAAGTTAAAACTTACCGTGGTGCTATTCCGCTTTCACAAGAAGCAATTGACGATGCAGATGTAGACTTGCTTGCTATTGTTGCTGAAGCAGCTACCCAAATCAAAGTCAACACCACAAACGACGCAATCGGTGGTGTTTTGAAAACATTTGAAGCAAAAGAGGCAGCGGATTTAGATGCTATCAAGGCTATCTTGAACGTCAACCTCGACCCTGCTTACAATGTGTCATTTGTGGTTTCTCAAAGTTTCTATCAAAAATTGGACACAATGAAAGACAAGAATGGTCGTTACTTGCTTCAAGATTCTATTGTTTCTGCGTCAGGTAAAGTTTTCCTTGGTCATCCAGTATTTGTAGTTGCCGATACGGTTCTTGGAGAAGCTGGTGAAGCTAAAGCCTTTGTAGGTGATGTCCACCGTGGTGTACTATTTGCAGACCGTGTAGACCTTGGACTCCGTTGGGCTGATAATGAAATCTATGGTCAATACTTGCAAGCAGTTGTGCGCTTTGATGTTAAGAAAGCAGATGCTAAAGCTGGTTACTTTGTAACTATGCCCTAAGGGGCCCCCCCCCCCAGCAGGGGGGGGGGGGGGGGGAAGAGACGACCCCCGAGAACACAACCGAAAAACAAACAAC